GTAGAAATAAACCCACCGATAGGTACTACATGACCTACTAGTTCAGGAAAGGTATAAGTCTCGCTAGGTAAAAGCGCCCTGCTCTTAACAATCAAGTTGTCGTTACCCGCAGTACCTGCAAGCGTCACAAGATTAACGCTAATAGTCGCAGTAACGCCGCTGTAATTAGTTGCAGTAAACTTGTCTATAATTGTCTGTACGTTAGTTGATGTGTACTGTGTTGTTTGTGATGCTTCCGCTGTTTTAGCGGGGATGATGTTACTAATAGATACTGCCATATCTGGTTCCTTATACCGACGTAATAGTTTCCCATGCCGCGCCAGAATAAATACAGGCTTTGGCAAGTGTGGTATCAAATACCATAAGACCAGCCGCAGGGCTAGATATGGCGTTCTTTTGCGTTGTAGTCATATTAGGTAGGCGAAAACCTTTAGTAGTCGATTGAACATCTAGAATTGCCGAAGCGTTTGGAGATGTGGTTCCAATTCCAACGTTGCCGCTACTATCGACACGCATACGTTCTATATTATTTGTATGCGAAACAACAGAGCTCGCGCCATTAGCAAATAGCAGTAAATCGTTCGATGACTGAACGGAGCCAGCAATTCCATCATGGTTGACGTCTACAGTCGCAGAGCCCGTGCGTGAGCGTATAAGCCCCGTTACGTCAAGTTTTGCGCCAGCAGGCGTGTTCCCAATCCCAACGTCACCGATACTGGTAATCCGCATACGTTCTAAACTATTGGTATGCAATTTGAGAGAGCTTGCGCCGTTAGCGTAGAGCAGCAAATCGTTAGATGACTGAACAGAACCGTTAACGCCATCGTGATTGACATCTATTGTTGCTGCACTTGTGCGTGAACGTATGAGTCCCGATACATCAAGTTTTGCACCAGAGGGTGTGTTATTAATTCCAACATCGCCGTTACTGGCTATACGAATGCGTTCAGCGCCGTTGGTGCTAAAGGCAACCGTGTCCGAAGCGGGAGACCACATCCCAGAGTTAAGATCTCCAGTAAAGGTGTAAGATGGCGTAGCAACCAAACCAAGACCGTTGGCAATGCTAGTGGCGCTGGCTCCGCCGAGAATAGGTGTAACAAGGGTCGGGCTGTTTGACAGTACGACAGAAACAGTGCCTGTTGAGGTAGTGACGCCTGTGCCGCCGTTGGCAACATTTAGAGTACCCGCGAGCGTAACGGCCCCTGTAGTGGCGGTGGATGGCGTAAAGCCTGTAGTGCCTGCACTGAACGAAGCAACGCCACTACCCGACGAAACCGTAGTCCAGGTCGGTGCGGCACTTGCCCCGCTAGATGTCAGTACTTGTCCAGAACTGCCGTAGTTTGCGCCGCTAATTCCAACTTGACCAGCAGAGCCAATGCGAAACTGTTCTACGCTGTTGGTATGCAACCTGATAGAGTTTGCGCCGTTAGCGTAAAGTAATAAATCGTTTGATGATTGAACGGAGCCATTAATACCATCGTGGTTGACATCTAGCGTTGCAGCGCCTGTTCGTGATCGAATCAGGCCAGAAACATCAAGTTTCGCTCCTGAAGGCGTGTTTCCAATCCCAACATCGCCAATACTGCTAATTCTCATTCGTTCTATATTATTCGTATGTGAAATAAGAGAGTTTGCGCCATTGGCGTAAAGCAGTAACTCGTTAGATGACTGAATAGAACCTTTAACGCCATCGTGGTTAACGTCTAGCGTTGCAGCGCCTGTTCGTGAGCGTATAAGCCCTGTTACGTCTAACTTTGCGCCAGAGGGTGTATTGCCAATTCCAACATCGCCAATACTGGTAATTCTCATTCGTTCTATATTATTGGTATGCGAAATAAGAGAGTTCGCGCCATTAGCGTATAGTAATAAATTGTTAGATGACTGAACAGAACCAGCAATTCCGTCATGGTTAACATCTAATGTAGCAGCCCCTGTTCGTGAGCGTATAAGTCCCGCTACATCTAACTTTGCACCCGAAGGTATAGTACCAATCCCTAAATCATTGGTTGTATTATTCCAAAACAGGTTTGCATTGTCCTGCGTATACACACCTGAAGCGCCAGCAAAAACAATTGAGCCTTCGGTAAACTGGGTAGAAGTACCTGTGCCACCTTCATTTGGTGGAGCAACGCCATTGCGCAGAGCAGGACTAAGCGCCAGCGCCTGAATGTCGGCTTGTACAACAGCAAGTTGACTTACGTTTGCTGGGATTGGCTCTTTGTTAAGCGTATCAGATAATTCAATAATCTGCGCCAGTGCATCGTTAGCACTTTCCCCAGCATTACCAGCAGATAAATTTATGTCATCAATCAAAATTACATTGGCGTTGGTATTAGCAAACAGCTTTTCAAATTGCTTAATTTGCTCAAAGTCTTGCAAGAATGCAGCAAATTGATCTCGTGTCAGAGATAACTTTTCGTATGCCATTAGAACGCTAACGGCTCAATTGCCGCCTCTAGCCTTGCAAATGACATATGGGCCTCTGATGTGCCCTGGAATCGCTGTATTCGCCAGTTCCGCATCCATCCCTGCTGAAACCACACTAGGCGCTTGGCACGCTGCCCTGTCTTTCCAGCCTTAATAAACTTCTTCTGACTCCATGTTTCCCCATCAGTTGAATAACTGGTATTGATCGTTGGATCAGATCCATAAGCAACAGCACCAGTTAATCCAACAAGCTCAAGCTGCTGTATGATAGCACCACGGCCTTCGTTATAAACTATGGTTGTTCCAAACTCCCATCGCACAGTGTTGCCATACTGCGTCGATATATCTTTAACCAAATAACCAACGTTGGTAGTAGTAGGGTCTCCACATAGCCATTTGTCATAGCACCAGACAAAGTTTTGGGCACGATACTTGGAGAAGTCAACAATGCTGCTGGTTAGAGTAAACCAAACTGGTTGCCCCAATTCACTTGAAGCAGCCGCATCATATACCAGTGAGCGATCTGGTAAATGAACATATAAATGCTGTTGCGCTCTGTCGTTACGCGCTTCCATATTCACCAGCGCAAGTTCTGCCTCAGTGTAGTTCAGCAGAATCGTGTCAATCTCTTGCGTGCTGATCTTATTGGCATTGGCATTTACGCCAAGGTAAACGCCTGGGGCTTCATTTGATCCGCTTCCAAGGAACGCGCATGTCTCTAGATAGATGCAGCAAGCGTGTGTGCCTGTAGAGCCCTTTTCAATCTGAGCGCCCTCAATACGTCGGAATGGGAATAAATCCCCGCCCACGTTGTCAAAGACTTCAATGGTGTTTCTGTTGAGCGCATAAATTTCGTTGCGTAGCTTGAGCAATCCTGTGATCGGATCAGGGTCGGCTTCCGCAGATCCATACTTTAATGGGTTAACTGCAAATGGATTGGTCAGTTCTGTAACTACAAGAAACTCACCATCAGTGGTCATAAAATAACCATCAACCCAAACAACATCTAAGACGACGCCTAAGTCTGGGTCTGTAACTTGTGTGACAGTTGTTCCATCATAATAAAATAAATTGTTGTTTGATGCGATTGCAAGAAGGTCAAAGGAATAATCCATTGTTACATCTAAGCCATTGTTGCCAACATCAGCTATAACAGTGACAGTTCCGTTTGCAGCAACGCTACAGAACTTCGAACCCAATACACGATAGCAAATGCTATTCCAATTTATGCCGCCGCGATCTACGCCAGGGCCACTGCCATTAGAGACAATACCATCAGAAGGACGCAAGAAACCTTGGCTGATTCCATTCGACTTTGGTACGGGCACAAGATTGACGGGATAAGACGTTCTAAAGTCTGGCCCATTATCTGTAAATATACCATTGAGAATTGGAATTTGAACCACTTTACTTCTTTTTCTTCTTCGCTTTGGTCATCATCATTGACTTGCCAGACTTAGCGGCGGCTTTCTTTGCCATCGCCATGCCTTTTGCATCATAACCAAACTTTTTTCCACCGACCATTGGCATTTCAACTCTCCTATTAGAAAGTTACATAAAGTTTGAACGCTTCAAGGCGCATAAGGTTATTTGCAGTTGCTGGTTGTGCAGTGATTGCAAATGTCTGATCTACTGAAGCATCAACGCTCAACACCACGTTTGCACCAGTCGATAGGCCGTGACCTATGGAAGTTGTTGAGTTGCTGAGAACTTGCGAGCCACCACGGTTGTATAGTAGTTTCTGAACAGATGCGCTTGCATTGCTTGCCGCCGCAGCAGACAAGACAGAACCGCCGCCATATGTCATGCCCAAGGTTTTAACTGTAGCGTTATTGGTTACTGTGAACAGAGCGTCAATCTCCATGCCGCCGCCAACGCCCATCGACCAGCCAGGGACTGTGACGGATGCCAAAGTGACTACTGTGTTGGCTACAGCAACTACGGCAACGCCGTACCAAACAAGGGCAGTTTGTGTGCCAGACTGTGTGCCGCTAGTGGTGACTGCTGCGCCTCCTGCTGATGTGGACACGGTGAAGGTGTTGGCCGACAGCACTTCCTTTACATAGTATGTCGTGTTGATAGCCAATCCGGTAGGCAATGCACCCGTAGTGGTGAAACGGATGGTGTCATTTACCGACCGGCCGTGCGATGTCCAAGTTACTACGCCAGGTGCAGCAATGGTGATCGTTACGGTTGACGAAACGTAAGGTAGGTCGATTGTAACCGCTACGCCAGTTGTATCAGCATCCAGTGCGGTAACTTCATAAAAGCCAGTAACGCCCGTGCCACCAGTCCAAGTTGTATATACACTTGCGCCTACAGCAATTGCCGCCGTCAAGCCATGAGCGCCAGCACTTGCCAATCGAACATTGCCACCGTTATCATTATAAGTCAGCGTCACAAAAGTCGCGGCTGGCTCAACCAAAGCAACAGGCTCAAGGCTACCGATTGTCAAAGTCGGAAAGTCACGCAAAGAAGGTTCAGCGCCTACGTCATATTGCGCTGTTGACTCAAGTCCGCTGACAATACGAACAGTGCGATCAACTGGATAAGGGCCAAACATCTGTGCGCTGTTTGAAAGCGATGCAATTTGGGTGTAGTTTTCATAGCTTATTGGGCCAATTGGCTCAAGCGAAACGGTTGTGGCATCGTTGCCCACATTGCCAATGCTGATATATTCACCAGCAGGAACAAGTACATCTGTTATTGTCTGAGTGAGACCTGGCTGAATGATCATTATCATACCTTCCAAATTAAATTAAAATTAAACGCCGCCATTACCAGTCTGAATATTCAGAGTAGTGCCAGAAGCAGAGATGTGCGCCAGTTTTGTATAGCCAACAGCCTTTTTGATGATGACTTCGCTTCCAGAACGGACTGGCAAATCAGCAGTCGTTGCAGTCGCCGCAGTCTCACCGATGCGAACGTAACAGACGTTTGCGCCGGTGTTTACCAAACGGACGGAATTATCATCTCCAGAAATATCTACTGATGCAGATGAAGCCGCAGGAGTTGCGACAATGTTTGATCCATAATTAGGAGCAAAAGGATCAACGTAAGCCATTAGCCAACCTTCCAATTTGTACCGTCACTATAGACGGGAACTTTATTAGCACCACCACCGGCAACAGTAGCGGCAAATGTCGTACTGCTTCCGTCAGTAATAAATGCACGCGCACCAGCATTACCTACGGCGCTGGGGAGTTGTGCGTAGGTCACAGGCGTTGTCGTAACTGACGAACATGTAACAGCGCCAAGATTGACTTGAACGTATTCAATAAGCGTGGTGACAGAACAACGACGAGCGTCACCTTGGCTTGGCAAGAATAGCGGTAATTGATCTCCACCAGAGACCTGAGTTACGGTTGGAAGCTGATTAATGGTAGGCATTGTTTAACTCCATTCAAATGGGCCATCAGGCCCCGCATTTAGAGGATCATAGGGAATCCGAACGTAAGGGTTATCCCAGCGCCACGGCTTGTTGCCCTGACCTATTGGCATAGTTGAAGGAAGCTGTTGTTCAAGCGGGAAGGTTGCGCGTTGCAACAATACGTTAAAAGCGCCCTTAGCCGAAACCTTGGTCTCAGGCGATACACCCTTACCGTATCCTGGAGCAATGCGAATGGCTAGGTTAGTGAT